AAGGGAAAACTGTTTTACTTTTTTATAGCCGATAACTTCTGAAATCGCCTCTGTGTTTGGGTCTTCTTCCGGTGGGTTATTTTCGTTATCCCAGGCCGATGTCTTCCCTAGTACTAGATACGCTCCTGCATGTCTTTGTTGTAACAAAATTGCTGCTGCAATATGAGATACTAAAGTAGTCGTAGGCATTTATTTTCACCCTCTCATTGTCTTTTAAACGCGCTTCTATTCTTAATATAACAGTATTTAAGCCTATAAATATATTATATCATATAATGAAAAGACACCCTTAAGGGTGTCCTGGTCTTACTCGTCTGTTACAGTATCTGTGCCGTACTTAGTGGAATCTGGGTATACAATAGTGAAGTCGCTACCTTCTGCTAACGCTTCTTTACCTGTTTGATCGATGATCTCATAACCTCTACCGCGTTCTGTATGCGTATAGCTAAGTTTAATACGCCAACCCTCGATAGTTACGACACCGCTAGCACCTGCCGATGTTTTCATACGTAAGCGAAATTTAACCGATTCAGGTCTACTTGTCGTACCGGTGTTATAGTTATGAGGGAAGTTATTAATAACCGCCATAATAGGGAAAATGTAAGTCTGACCTGCTACTAAAGGCATACTAACCTCATTCGTAAGTTCGTCTTTGACTGCTGTAAATCCTCGCTCAGGATGGTTAACTTGGTAGATAATAGGGTTCACATATACTGTCGTTGGTTGTGTTACAGAAACTTTAACCCAACCGCTCGCTTCTATAATACCATGACGTTTAACTATAAGATCGTAGATGCCATGAGTAACATTGTTATAGGTAGTAGAGCTAAATGTGATTGGCGTAGATGTTCCCGCTTTGTCATACATTAAGATTTTACGATAGTCTGAGGACTCTTCGATAACATTTGTTTGCTGCGTTAATCCGCAAGCTCTAAGAACTACGTTACCGAACCACTCTACAGCCTTTGTCATCTCTGTACTATCCCTGTTACCCCCATATAGTTGATTATACCATTCCGGGTTTGCAGTGGTCATGTTATGTGTAACAGCCGCGTGGCAAGCTAGGGTAGGCATTGCTGTTGTTCCGTTTACAATACGATTACCCGGCTTGTACAATTTAGCGATTACATCATTAAAAATCTCGCGGTATTGTGGAATGTACCGAGGCGTGAATACAATGTGTTCTGCTGCAATCGTATTAATCGTATGGAAATCGATGTAAGCTAGAGCGTCACTATACTGAGCGATACTATCTCGGAAGTACTGACTCTCTTTCTCTGAGAAAGGTGCAGTGCCCTTATAGTAAGTCCCGCCTACTTGGTAGTCTGTACCGTTGATGTAGTCCCACAAATAACCCATGTTACGGTTTAAATCTACCCCGTTAACATTTTGTCGTTTGTTGTTTGCGAAGCTCCAAGGATTGTTGATGGGCTTGACAATTAAGCGAACGTTCTTTCTAACATAAGTTAACAAGGAATTTGTTTTCCAGTCATTAACAATATGGTAGACAATTCGAGCTAACGCGAATGAAGCTGTATATTCATTTCCATGTGTACCAGCACTCACGACGATTGTTTTCGTATAGTTTTTCGGTGTTAACTGGTACTCCCATACGTTCCACGTACCGCTCTGGTCTAGTCCTAAGTTTGTACGAGTAATATAGTCCGGGTTAGTAGCTCGTAAGGGCTCGTATAAGCCGTTTACAAACTCTTCTGGACTTCTACTAGCTGAAGATGGTACTCCGTCGGCTCCCCAGGGCATAGCAGGCTGGACAGGAGGAACCCAAAAAGCTCCTGTATCCTCTCCAACAAATTTTATATCTGAATCTAGCATAAATGCATTTGGTCTTTCTAACATTTAATCCCCTCCGTATGTCTAGAATGTGTAGTTATCCGTACCTAGCACATTACTGTTAGTTGCGGCTGAGTTGATAGGTGTAGTGATTGCAGCAGGGTAAACGTTCTCCTTGAATACTAGTTTATCTACTCCCCCTGTAGCAGCTATCACGTTCGTAAGTGCGGTATCCAGTACTAGGTTTCCTGTAATGAAAATAAGTTTAGTATTACTACCAGCAAAGTTAAACACGTTCGTTGCCACATCAATAATCTCATTATCTCTAAGTCTTACATGAGACGTGTTATCATATATGTTTACTCCATGTCTACCTGCTTGACGGATGATAGATCGAGTAACTGAGATGTTTACAGAGTTTGTCAGGAGCGTTAACGCATCGCTAGACTGTCCTGAAAGATCGGTCTTGTTACAGATATCAAGATCAGTAACCGTAGTCCCATAGATAGCATTTGTAGAGCCTACAATCTTTGTACTCTCGATTACAATTTTCTTGGTTGCATCAATTCGAATACCTGAACCGGCAGTACCTGTGATATCACAGTCCCGTACTACAATATTTGCTACAGTCGTTCCATCGAAGTAGATACCCAGACCTTGTTTCCCTTTCATCTTCGTGCGCTCAAGCACTACATTCGTATAACCTTTAAGGTCTATACCCATCTCAACCGCTTGGGAGAAGTCACAGTCCACTATATGAATATTGTCCCCACCGTAAGCAGTTTGTGTATCATGAGAACCTAAGCCTACGTTAAACGAAGGAGCTACGTCAGAGGCACCTACCTTACAACGTTTTACTCGAATATTTTTAGAAATCGTGCTATCTCCTGGGCCAAAGTAAGGGAACCCTGCTGTTGTACCTCTTTCAATCTGGATAAACTCGGCAGTAGTACGTGTACCTCCTGAATCAATAAATCCATAACCTTCGCAGAACTCAATGTCTGCTGTATCAATAGCACAGATTTCCATACCATGAGAGAAGTTAACATTATAGATTTTAAGGTTACGGAGTGTAATGTTACTAGCATAACCCATAGCAAAAGCAGAGCCATCGTCAGCAACTACATTTCCTCGACAGTCCCAGCTTCCACCCTCAATCCAGATATTGCTTTGACCTGTCGTATTTCCAGATACACCGTTAAGTACCATACAGTCGTTATGGTAACGTAACATTTTAGCATCTTTATGCACGAGTAGTTTTAGCCCCGACTTAGCGACTAAAGATTTCTCCAGGTAATAGTCTCCTTTAGGGACAATAACCCAAACACCTAAAGGGGCACACTCATCGATAGCCTTCTGGATAAGAGCTGCTGCATTACTTAAAACACCTTTTGGTACCTTATACTCCTCAACCACATCGACTTCTTTATTTTTAAATTTCCGCTGTAGAGTTCCGACCGTCTCATCATAGTTCTTAAGTTTAGTTACATCGATAGGGTCTTGCCCGTCACTGTAATGTGTAACGTTATGCCCGAATGCTATAGGTAGTTTACCTTCTAACCAGTAAAGGGTAACCTTCGTACCGATAGGCACCCCTTCTGATAGAGTGATACTAGTAGAGCTAGTTTCTGTGTAGGCTCCTGAGTTAGGTGGTTGAGGGATAGTGCCTACAATGACATCTAGTGTTTCAGAACCAACGACATAAGAGCCGTTGGTAATGGTAAACACTGTTTGTCCATCTACAGTAGCTGTAAGAACTTGTCTACGTCTGGATTTTTCAAGCTGAGCAAACTTCTCAGCAACCCCGGGGTATTTAGTAATATCTGATCTAGCCATTTAGTTCCCTCCTTGATTAAGTAGTTAATGTTACAGAAAAAGCTACATCTGTTGGGGTAGTTACGAGCGCCCCGCCTACAAAGTTATATAAGCGTACTACCAACGGGGTAGAACTAATTTTAGAAGCGAAGTTTACAACACCAGAAGCTGAACGTCTTCCAGATACATTAGCCGAGCTTAGATTAGTAAAAGCCCCGTCGGTAGGGAATGTAAGCTCTCCTGTAGACGTATTAAACGTAGGGTTACTAGAAGCGAACAGTGTACCAAAAGCTATTTGCACTCCGCCTACACTAGCCACAAATTTTGAGCCATCGTAGATCACATCAAATGTATAACGATCTCCCACTTGGTATGTCGCTTTTGATGTAGTGTTCAACCTAGGTACTAAACGAGCTGTAGTCTCAGAGAATTCTCCGCTAGCGTGTACTCCGTTTCTAAAGAACGTGCTCTCGTATTGAATATTAATATTTGTGTTGTCAAAGTCGAACTCCACAGGTAAAGCAATAGAAACATATTTTGTGTAGTCGCCTGTATCTCCTGTAGTAGCATCCCTGTCTAATACTTTCCCTTCCTCCACATGAGCATACCATCCAGAAACCTTAACGTTGCGGTTGTTTGTACCTTTAATATACGTCTTACCATAGTGACGAACACCAGAGTCTTTAATTGTAACGTTTTTGTTGTTGTCTAAGAAAATACCGATACCCTCAATACGTTCCATGTAGACATCCTCTAAAGTGATAGAATTACAATACTCCGCACTGATAAGTTTGAAGTTTTGGGCTAGGTGCATCGCTTTACCTGCGCAGAGTACACCTCTCATGTTAAACGCTTCACCTTTCTTTGCGCGGATACCGTATTGACAGCTCATAGCCATGTCATAACCGTAAATACCTTCAAAGATAGAAGCGTCTGAGCGATAAGCTTGAATCCATCCGGTACCCATACTTGAGAATCCTAATCTTCGGTACGTGCTCTGGTCGCAATAGTTGTCCACATAGTTCACAGATTCAGGGTCGTACACTCCCCAAGCCATACCCCAAAAATGGCAATCTTCCATTGTTACCGCAGAGTTATGCTTTTCTACCCCGATCATGTTTAAAGTAGATGTCATAACCTGTGTATACTTTGCATCATAAGTTCCTCCGCCATAGAAATCAAGGTTCTTTAGATACAGGTTACGGTATACTCCGGTACCCGTAAGCACTGCTGGTGTAATTTCGTTGTAGTTAACACCTAAGAAAGACCCTGCTTGTTTTTTAATTAAACGAGCAGATGTTTTTACTGTATTATAGAGGCTAGCTACGATTGGTGTAACACCTTTAATCGTTAATGGAGAGTTTACAAATGCAGAGTTTAGGTTAGACGGGTGTGTATAGATGTCTGCATAACAAGTATAGTTCCCGTCCGGGAGTAATAAGGTACCCCCGCCTCTCTCCATGATAAACTTAATAGCTGCCTGAAAAGCAGGAGACCAGTCGTACCCTCCTGACACAGCTACTTTTAAGTTACTCCATCTGTTAATGTTAAACGCTCGCTGACTAAACTCATTATTTGTTTTTTCCGATAAATTGGTACCCTCTGCTAGGAAGACAGACGGGTCTCCTAGGTTTTGAATAGCTGCTGCTACAGCTGCATAACCATCTAGCTTAGTGATATCTAGCGGGTCTTGACCCCCTTTGTAGTGAGTCGTGTTATGACCAAACTGGATAGGAGCTTTACCTTCTTTCCACTCGGCTGTAACTGTTAAATCCTTCGATACAGGGTCTACCATGTCGAAGTTCTTAGAATCTACCTGTACATAAGCATCTTCTGGCTGTAGGATACCCTCTAGGTATACTTTGAAAGACTTAGACCCTGGTGTATAAGCGCCATTCGTAAGGGTAAATCGTGTTTGTGTAGTTGCAGTTACTTTCCAGCTCTGGCGGTTATCCGCCTTTTCCATTCCTTTTAATCGTTCATCCAAACTAGCTGCACCATTTCGAGCAGTCTCTACTTCTGTCTTTGTGCCTTTTAGTGTAGAGATATCATTGGTGTTCGTTTCTACCTCTGTACCTAGATCACCTACAGTATCAATCGCACTGTTTAGGTCATTACGCACACCTGTTGTATCTATCTTTAGTTGAGAGATATCTTGTTTATTTTTTGTATTATCAGCCTGAAGACTAGTAATGTTTGTTTTGGCATTTGTAACGTCAGTTTGGATCGTATCTACTTGGCTTTGCTTTGCTAACTGGGATTTGTTCCCATTACCTGTTCCGACATAAAATTTGCTTGTATCAGAAGATAAGGCCGGTTCACCAGTAGACAGATCAGTTAGTTCTGATTCTAATCCACGTCTGACTTGTATCTTGACTTTTTTGATATCGTCTGCCATAGTTTTAATAACCTCCTTTATAGGACTCTGCTATGTATAATATAACACTACGCTTCGGTGTAACTTAATTATATCATAAAAGAAAACCTCCCCTGTTTTAAGGGAGGTTACAACTAAATTGCTTGTACGATAATATTTTTTACAAACAAGGAATCACCTACAGCTAGCCCATTTACATCAATCTCAATTACATACTTCTTATATCGCTGTACCTTCTGGATATAACTATTAATTCCAGTTAACGTGTACGTTGTGTAGGTTGCAGGAACTGCAGCTGTCGTTACTAAATCTCGGATATACTGTACGTCTGTATACTCATAGTAAGATTTTAGCGTAGTGTTATCCATCGCATACCTCTTTGTAACATCTCCACCTCGTAGCTTAACAATGTAATTACCTGTGGTTGTTCCATTAGCTTTCACATCGAAAGTATAGATTAGGTTGTTACGCTGATCGTTAGGTGTATTAAAGGTAAACGCTACGATCTGAGATACTGCTGTACCTAACTTAGTTACTTTGAAGGCTTTTTCTGTAGTATCCCACTCTACCTTAACACTAGTATTCGTATACTGATCTGTTAGGTTAGTCATCCCAGCACTAGCATAATAAGGACAGAAAACGTTATCTAGGCTTTTTATATCTGTGATCTCATCATTTTTCTTGTTAAACACTAAGTTATTATTTAACGTAGATAGCGTTTTAAAGAATGGTATAGAGTCGATAAATGTGCAGTTAATTAGATTACAGTTGTCTATGTTAGCTATTTGTCTTTCTGTAAATTTCATATTTTCGAAAGAAGCCCCAAAAAAGTTAACCTGATTATTGGCTCCCCCACTAACTAACTTTTGTAAATCTGTAGTATCCCGGTCAGACACTGTAGCTCCATAGAACGTAGTACCAAAAAAGTTAACCTTGTGACTACCTTGCACATCAATCCACCACTTAACTGAAGGAGCGTCTAAATTGTAAGGGTTCATGGATACCGAAGGGTTATGTGCAGATTCAACATGCCCTTTTGAAAAGTTAGTTTTACCGTTATGACCTACAGTTAAAAATGTCCCGCCTGTCCAGTAATCTACAGAAACGTCCTCAAAGTTTAATGAACCTGCTTGTAACTTATTGTAGATAGTTGTCTCCCAGGAGCCACCAATCATTCCTCCAACAAAAGAAATGTTCTCCCCGTAGTCACTATGATATCTATTTTCTTTATTTAAGGTTTTGTTGATAACTCCCGGGTCTGCGGAAGGATGAAAGATTTTAATAACACTTCGACATAGCCGATGATTAACATTATCAAAGCGGAGAAGGTATGCAGACTGACCGAAAGTGTAGAAGTAGGGAATCCAGCGCCCTGTAATATTTTTAAACACCATTTGCGCAGAGTTTTTTGACCCATCCCCTACAGCAGCGTATTGGTGCGGTGTTTCAAAAGAAAATAGTACCGTACTTTTAGTTAACAACGTAGCCTTGTCTAATGTGGTTTTAAAGTTAAAACCCTGGAATACTGGTTTTGTCCAGTTGATTTCATTAGAGTCAACTCTAGTATTCTGAAAGTTGAAGATATAAGGTAAGTTAGCGGACACACTACCAGTAACGTCAATAGTTACTGTTCCTTTTGCCTCAAAGCAGACTTTAGTTGCATCTATAATTTTAGAACCGGAATACTTGTACGTTCCGGCAGGGAAGTCAAACGTAATTTTCTTGTTCTGCGCATACGCCCAGTCTATCGCACTGTTAATAGCTGTAGTATCGTCTGTCGTACCGTCTCCTCTAACACCAAAATCTTTAATGTTACGCCCTCTATCAGCTATTGTTTTTGAAATGCTTTGCGGGTTCGTTCCTAAATCACCTAGGCTACCAATAGTATCCTGCTTAGCTAGTTGAACATTCCCTGTACTAGTACCTACAAATACTTCTTTCGTATCCGTAGCTAACCCAATCTCCGCCTCATCCAATGTTTTGATATCTGCTTTAAGACCTTTTCTCATAAGCATCTTTACATATTTTGTAATACTTGCCATTTGGTCTACCTCCATTCATATAGGAAGGAGCTCATTAGAACTCCTTATAGTTTCCGTCAATCACTTCTGTATACGTATGATCTTCAGGTGTACCACCATCTATTACGAACTCGTAGGTTTCGCTAGAAGATTCAACACCGCTGTACGTTGTGTACGTTACTGATTTATCGACGACTGTTGTAATTTCTGTAACCGATGTCAGGTAAGAACCTTCTGAGAAGTTACGAGTTACATTTTTAGTGAATCCTAGTTCAAAGAAGTCTAATCGAATGTCAAAGGCTTCCCCTGTGTTCTCATAGTTCCCACTAATAGTCTCTTCACTTTCCGCATCTGTAAAGTTACCTCCACTTAGTACAAGCTCATAATTTTCACTGGTGAAGCCGGGTGCTTGATAAGTGGTATGTTCTACATCCTGATCTGCGGTAGGGAACTTGAATCGAATAAACATTAGCCCATTCTCAGATAGATAATTCATAATACTATCAATGGACACGATGTTATTAGTATAACGAGCACCCACCGAATCGTTATGTAAGTCAATCCACTGTCCTTGTTCCAAATCAAAAGCTTGTACCTCATAGTTTACCTCGGAAGATAGCATTGCACTAAGCTTGTATTGAACATAGGAGCCATCCATTAAACCTGCATATGTTTCTTTCGTATACACACCACTAGGAGCCACCTGACGGAGGTATCTGCTGTAGTTATGGCTAAAGTATGTGGCAACATCCATCGTGAAGTATAAGAAGCTGTCAGAGCCCGTATACAATGTCTGGGCAGCATACTGGTCATCTACCCTACCCGTCTTTGTGTAGAAGTCCGGAGATACAGCCTCACTACTATTCATTACATCTTCTATTTTCGTATCCTCTGAGAACAGTAAGTCTTGTGTAGAGAAAGTAGCTAGGTTATAATTAGAGTTAGCTGCTGATAGTGAACCTGCTAATCGGTCTAGCGAGTTAAGACTACTTTTATTAAGTGTAAATAGTCCGCTGTCGTTTCCGGTACGAGAAGACGCCGTTAGGTTTAGATGCCCCCTAATACGTTCACTTGCACCATTCGAAACCGTTAGACGTGTAATAGATGGAAATATTTCGCTATTTGCAGGCGGAAGCTCTACCACTTCTGCGTCGGGATCAAGGGAGTTAGGTCTGTACGTTAATCGAAAAGTAACCCCGGCCGGCTTGAATTCGTTAATAATGTCTATAATTCCTGCAGGGAAAGGGCGAGAGATACGAATATCAATAACAGCGACCGTATAGTACTGCCCTAGAAAATGATCGGGCCCGTTTAACTTCGACTTATTCAGAGTAAATACGTTTTTGTAAGGTTCATAAATCTCAATGTAGTCTCCGTAGTCACCCAGGAATGCTCGAATTGCTTCTTTAATAGCAGGGATCGTACCACGCTTTAACAGTACATAAGCGATAATACGGTTACGGTATGTACTATCTTCTTCCCCCTCTTTACGCAACACCCCGAATAGATTTCCATACTGGTCTAGCCATTCGTCCTCAGAGGTGTTAAGAGACATAAGAAGTTTGCTCTGGATGGTCTCCTTTTCTGTATCTTTTAGCTCTCTATCGATAGCTGCTAGTATCGCTGCATTAGCTTTTCGTTTGTCTTCAATCCCTCGCTTCCAGGCAGGGAGCAGGTGACGTAAAAATGACATGTAATCGCCTCCTTTCTATTGTAGTGTCACATTTACAGTACCTGCTCGAATAATTTCAGAACCCTGCAGGATCGTGTTCCCTTTAGGATTATTAAAAGACACATCGTAGATCAGCTGTCGATCTAGATAACGTATCACACTGGTTAAGTCAGACAGGATTAAACTTTGGGAAGTCTGCATACTGTTTAAGTACCGAGAAATTTCAAGTTCGATTCTGCTTTTAAGTGCAGTTGTGATTGCGTTTTTATTTGTTAATGTAACAACCACGTCTACGTCTACCGCTTTTCTTGTTACTGGAAGAACACGTACTGGAATGCCGGCTGCCCGGTAGTCCTCCAACACCGTCTCTATCTTTAGTTTAACACTATCCGGAAGGTTTCCGTTGCGGTCATGTGCATATACGTTCACTCTTCCTGTTTCCTCGTCCACGTATACCCCTGCAACCTCCTCTACTGTCCGTGTACCATATTCAATAGCAGGTTTAGTAGCTTTGCTTAGGGCTTTAATAAAAGCGCTAAAACGGGCTCTCTGCTCCTCTAGAGGCTCTTGGTCTTGACCTGTTTGAAATGCAGAAGGGTTAGATACCTTACTAACGTTAGCAATAGGAGACTGCATCATATCTAACGTCTTCTCTGGGATGTTACCTGTCGATCCAGGAGACAAACAGTAAACCTCGAAATCAGCTACCAGTGATCCTTTAGGAATTCGATAATCTACAAGTGTCTCATATAATTGTGGGTAAGAGGTTGAGCTAGATAAGAACCGGGAACCACGAGATAAAATAATATCGTTCTGTAGTGCATTGTGAAAAGATACCTGAACTACGCCATAAGCTCGTACTGATCTCTTTCGTGTGAAGCCGAATGAGCTGTATACGCCCTGCTCAATAGCTTCCGTCATATTCTCCCTATTCAGGACATAGTACTGCTCTAACTCCATCGAGATGGCCTCATAGATGGCTCTCATGGCACTACCTACAGAGAAGTCATTAATCTCATCCGTATTTGTAATGGTATAATCAAGTAGTCGTGAATAAATTTCAGACATTCGTTTAAATTTCATAAGCTCACCTGCTTTCTATACACTAAAGTCTCGATAGTTGTCTGTTAATACTACCGGGCCGTTGTTCTGTGCTGCAATAGAGAATTCAAATGCCTCCTCTAAGGAAATAGATGTTACACTGAATGTTGCTTCGTATCCGTTCCCTTTAATAGAGCGGTAAGTCATTTCGCAGTTCGTCACTCGTCCGTCTGTTCGTAACGTACGCTCGATCTCTAAGTCGATTAAGGCTGCGTTCTCTTCTGTGTTCTTCATACCTAGATACTTATGTAAGTCTGATCCGTACGTTGGGTGGCCTACGTAGCTACCCCTAGGTGTAGTCAACCGGATAAAGAGAGACTGCTTTAAGTTCTCAATACCTCGGATTGTTTTTAGCCCGCCTCGATTGTTGGCTTTTAATTCCAGCATCTCTGAATCCCTGCTAGGCTCTGTCAACGTCCTAGGCTTAGGGAGGATATCAAGGTCTTTCCCTAGTGCCAACGCAAACAGTTCTTCCTGGTCATACTCTGTTGTTTGTTTTAACTGCTGGATAAGGTTGGCTTGTACATCATTGGCTACTTTAATAAGTAGTACATCCCCGATTGTAAGAAGATGGTCGGGGTTCTCCATCTTTTCTTGTGTCGTATCTACTAAATAAGGATACTGCAGGTTGTTAAACCTAGCTAAGTCTTGCCATTGGGACATATCGTTTAAGTGCTGCTGTGCAATCCCTTGTAACGTGTCCCCTTCTTTAATGATATGTTGTAGGAACTTTGTCATTAGCGAACCCCTTTCTCGTCCATAATAACTTCTATCTGGTTCTCTAAGTATCCTAGAGAAATATTCATGTCTCGCATATTCTCAATGAATGAGTGATAAGCGGGTTTAGTACCGAAGAAGTCTGCTAGATAATTTAAGTTTTCTCGAGCTCGTAGAATATCTTTCTTTGAAACGTACTGTAGCTGAATTGGATCATTGTCGATCATATACAAAATAGAGAATGATTCAAGGACAGCGATCCGCAATAAAAGATACATACGAGGATAGGCAGACGCTAGGTTACTATTAAACGCACGATGTACAATGGTTGTCCCACCTGTTTCAGCTTCTACTATCTCTATTTTACCACTAACGAGTAAATTCTGGACGAGACGAGATATCGTAGAAAGTGAATAGGTGGGTGTGTATAGTTGTGATACAAACGGGTTATCCTCGTCTGTCTGGTTAATAGGTACCGTACCGTCTAGTAGTACCGGGATACTAGAAATAAATCGAATAAGCTCTGACGCGTATTTCATTACCTACCACCTCCATTGTTTCGTAAATAATAACCGATAGCGTACCCTAATCCTGTTTGGCCTGTTGTGTATGAGCTAGGAGAAGGGGCTTGCGGATTAATAGGTGAACCATTCGAATTAGGGACATAATTACTACCTGCACCCTTATTATAAATGCTGTCATTCCCTGAAGTAGGATCATATACTTTGTCATCCCCTGTATTTCCATTGCTATCTTGAGCTCCTGATCCTACGCCGCCTCCGTTTTGCGTCCAATCCGGAACAGGGAGAGAAGGGAAACGATTCCCGATCTCTGGGCTAGCAGAATCACTATCATCAATTTCTCCGGCTCTTCGGAGGATCACAAACTTAATATCGTATCTGTATGTTAAGGGTGAGTTAGCGTCCTGTGTATAGTTCACACCTTCCGGAGATAAATGAACAACGTAGTGCTCTCCATTCGTAAAGTCGTGAAAATAGAAATCCGATGTGGACTTTTTTCCGTTCCCACCCAAGGACGCGTAGTTCTTTAAGAAGTTCTTCATCTCACGTATTTTAGCAATCCCTCGATCACTGGCTACACCTGTAGGATTTAGACCAGTAGTTCCGCTGATTGTTACAGAAGGGATGTCTTCTTGAAAGTCCTCTATGATAATTTTACTTTTCGTTTTAACCGCTGTTGTTCGGTGCGGATTAGCATACACCATGTTGTCCGGGTTGATTGCAAATCTAAAGAATGTGTCATTTAGCTGGAAGGCAATCTTTCGTAAAACGCCTTGACCATCTGCGATACCCATTGTATCCACCGCCTTTCTTTTCTAATATAAGAAAAGGAGGGAAATCCCTCCTACTTCACTTCTACTAAGTTGTACTTACTAAATAACTCTTGAGGGGTGATATCTCCTAGGTGTTCCATATCCTTACGAGGTACCCTTGCGCGGAACAAGGAACTATCGATAATCTCTGAACAGATGAACTTGTTTGCTCTATTCAACGATATCTTGTCTCTTTGGAGGATGATCCGGAAAAACAACCCGAACACTTGTGAGTAGTCATAGTTAGAGCCTAACATGGTTAGTGCTTCTGTTGTTACCGCGAACTGCGTAGCC